ATACAGTGCCTTTGCTGCTGCCACTGCATCATCAAAGGTCTCAGCATCACCAATCTGTTTGATGATATCCATTTCATCATCAGTGAAGGTGATATCAAGGTGCTTACCAATCTTGAAGTAAAGGTTTGCTTTGTCTGCAAGATTCATACTATCAACATCTTCACCATCAAGACAGAAGAAGTCCTCTTCTGCTAGTTCTTTGTAACCAGCGTTGAATGATTTGTGAAGACCAGGATATTTGCGTTTCATCAGTTTCTCAATGCGTGCATCTTCTGTCACATTGACAAACTGCTGAGGTACAGTTCCTTCCCAACTCCAATCATCAGGAGTGAAGAGGGCATGACCAACCTCATGACCCACAAGCATGTCATAGACACTGTTGGAAGCACGCTTCCACATGGGCAAGGTCAGAACCCTAGTCTCAATATTGAACTGTGCAGTTGCAACCTGTTTGTTTTCAACAACTAAGTCCTCAGTGGCAAGCAGTTTTGCCAGTTGGGACTTGATTTCATAGTTGATTGCCATTGGGTCTCTTGCTTATGTGAATAGTCTACAGCATCCAGGTGGTTCTGAAACCCATTGCAACCACTTTACAAACTGGCACACGAACCAACCCCCCACACTTATTTAAGGTGCAGGGGGCTTTGGTGAGTACTCCTCTTTTAATTTTGTTTCTAATCAGTTGTTAGGATGTGTCTGCAGAATCTCCTTGCTTGATGGTCCACTATACCACATTCTGAGATGCACTGGAAGTACTCGGAAACTTGGTCGTATTTCTCATCTTGAGTATGTTTTTGATCCCACTTCCAGGATGCTAGTTCATTATGTGATATCAGGTTGTGCATAATGACCTCCTCATCTCACTATCAATATTTAGTCATCGTATGCTAACTTAATGTAGTTCCCGTTACATTTAACTTTTTCTTTAGGAATTGCAATGCTTCTTTACGTTGTCTTACTGCCTCAGGTTTGAGATGAATCTTCTGTTCTTTTTTGGAGTGATGCTGCCAGTTTGGAACATTCATGGTTCTATTCTAGAGAAATTGCCTTGTTTTTCAAACTTTATCACATTATCAAACTTATCTTCAAGTCCCTCCTTGTGCGAGATGACAAAGATATTAGCATCTTTAATCACAAATCTGATAATCTTAAGAAACTCTTCAGTACCAAATCCATCAAGGGATGAATCAAAAACTTCATCCATGATCAACAGGTTAGTATTTACAGAATTCTTCATTCTTGCAATCTCTCTCCAGGTGAAGAGAAGTGCAAGGTCAATTCTCATCTTCTCTCCTTCTGAGAAGGATTGATATGTAAAGTCTTCATGAATAGGAGATTCAATTGTCTCTGTAAATTCTTCATCAAGTTTGAAGTTGATGTAGAAGTCCATCATCTGCAGGTATTTGTTTGCCTGTTGATTGATGATGGGAAGATACTTCTTGATGATTTGTGTTTTTACTCCTCCATCTTTCAGAAGGTTGTACGTGAAATCAAGATAAGTAATCTTCTCCTTCCTCTCACTTATATTCTCAAGGGTGTCCTGAAGATTGTCCCTGAACTCTTCTAACTTTTCATGTTCAGTATTTCTGTTTGCAACTTGACTGGTAATAGTTTGAATTTCATGTTCCAGTCTTTTGATTTGTTTCTGACACCCATTGATATGAGAATTGTTTTGAGTAATGCCATTAAGAAGTTTAGTTAAGTCTCCTGAGATTTTTTGAAATTGGGACTCTCTTTCTTCTTCCTTTTTAATTGCATCTAGGAGTTCTTTATAACCCTTCTGCAATTCTTCTGCTTTAGATTGAGAGTCGCTAATTCTATTTACTCTGAATGACTCTTCTATATTCTGTTCACAGGTGGGGCAAACCCTATTTTCTGTAAAGAACTTATGTTCTTTTACAATACCAGAAATCTTCTGTGATAGTTTACCCTTGATATTACCATACTCTTTCAACTTTGCAGTTGCACCTTCAAAATTTTGTAGAGAATACTGAGTTGCCTTGACTTCTTCATCAAGGTATTCAGTTTTCTTCATATAATCAGACATCTCATCCATCAAGTTATTGATAGAATCATTCTTACTATCAATATCACCCTTGCTTTGGTCTTCAATCTGTTGGATAAAGTTCTTCTGCATCTCAACTTTATCTTTGAGATTATCTTTCTTCAGTTCAAGAGTTTTGATATCATCTTTAATCAAACGCAATCTACTCTTCACAATCTCATTCATGGAAGAAAAGATTTTGATATCAAGCAGGTCTTCTACAACTTCTCTCCTGCTGTTTGTAGGTAGTTGCATGAAGGGTACAAAAGAACTACTACCCAGGATTACAATCTGAGTAAATGACTTGTAGTTCATCTTCAATACATTCTGTTCCAACCACTTCTGCTGATCAATAGCAGAAGCATTCTGGTCCAGTTCTTCACCATCTCTGTATATCTTGAAGATGTTTGGTTTGATTCCTCTTTCTACTTTCCAATCAATACTATTGACAGAGAACTCAATTTCTACCAAACAGTTCTTCTCATTTGTGGTATTGATGAGTTGACCTTTATTAATCTTTCTAAAGGACTTACCATACAATGAGAACGTAAGTGCATCCAAGATAGTGGACTTACCAGCACCATTTGTTCCAATGATAAGGGTAGTGCTATCACTATCAAGAGATACTGTAGTAGGATGATTCCCAGTTGATAAAAAGTTTTTCCATGTAACAGTCTTAAAGGTTATCATCAGTTCTATCTGGGGGAATCACAATGTCATTTTTAGAAATGATAGCATACCTGTGACCATGTGTCTCACAAGTATGAATCATTAAGTCGCTTTCAATCTCAATCACATGCATTAGAGGATAATCAAGTTCTTCCAACTGCATTGAATATCTCATAGCATCATCTTTTTCTTCAAAGATATAGAGAACCTGTTCTCCATCATCATCTACTACAGAGTATGCTCCTTCCTTCTCCTTTCCTGCTACTGTGATAATAAACATTATACTAGCTCACATGCTTCCTCATAGACATCCTTGATAAGAGACTGAACTACTGACTTATCCAGTGAGAATTCTGCTTCTTCAATATATCTATTCAAGATAGAAAAGGTGTCTTCTGTCTCTACATCATCATTTTCAGTGAGCCAACCATTGTTGAAATCATGACTCTCAACAATCTTCAGATCAGCAACTTTTTGCTCATAGATTTTGTCTACAAACTTTTCAAAGTTAGTAATGTCATTCTTTGACTTAACAATAATCTTCACAATTTTATTGTGATAGGGAGATGCATCAAACATCTGATAAGGAGTATCTTCATAGTAGATGTTATAGAACAACTTGTATGGATTATTCACATATTCAAACTCCATATCATCTGTGTCTAAGATGACAAATCCTCTTTCATCATTGACATCATTCCAGAACATCTCATAGGGATTGCCTATGTAGAAGATTCTTCCATCATTTGACCTTGTATGGTAATGACCCGAAAATACCCTGATGAACTTCTGATATAGTTCGCTTTCCATACCATGGTCCATGACGCAGCCTCTATGAGCTCTAAATCCATTGAGTTCAAGGTGCCCCATCGCGTAGTGGCAAGTTGAACTTTCAATAAATTTAAAAGTCTGTTCTTGATTTTGTTCATTGATCCAGGGAATAAAAAGGATAGGTGTCTCATCAACAAGTACCTCAGTTGCTTCTGAATATGTTATCACATTATCATATTCATTGAGGAGAAGATCAATAGAGTTAATGTTGTTGGTGTTTTTGTAGTAGGCATCATGATTGCCCACCATAAGATGCATAGTAATATTTCTCTCTTTGAGAGGATCAAACACTACTCTCTTTGCCCAATCAAGTGCCTTGAATTCAATGCCTTTTCTACTATCAAAGGCATCACCCATGTGAATAACAGTGGTGATACCTTCTTTGTCTAGTGTGGGAAAGAATACATCATTATAAAATTTTTCAAAATAGTCATGAAAAAGTTTAGAACCTTTTCTTGCACCATAATGTGTATCAGTAATAACTGCTACTCGCATCAATTCCTCAACTTACTATGGACAGCATCCTTGATACTATTGTAGTCTGAATAATTGCTTGCGTCAAGGTCATTGGAGTCAAAGACCTCATCAAAATTAGTCTTCTCAAGAATCTTGTT